AGATATTTGTACACCCGATCCGATGGTTTCATTACTTGGACCAAAGTCTACGTTAGTATGCGCTTTACCTGATAGTTTTTTATATGCAATTGCTAACTGATTATATTGTGTAGTTGCCATTTTAATTCTTTATATTTTTATGTTAAGGATATACTTGAAATATGTCCAGTCCATGACGATCCTGCGGTAATACGTATTAGTACATATTGATTTGCTGCAGCATTTTGGGTTACAAAATTTATTGCACCAGCTAAATTAGTACTATTTGTACTAATACCTTGGCCGCATCCATATGTATTATCGGTATCAGTTGGATATGCATTTGTAGACCCTGGGTAACCTACAATGACATCTCTCCAAGCTGTTGTACCGGGAATCTTTGCCGATACTTTAACATTATTTGATAATACCCCAGATTCTGCGACAAATGATAATCCACTACCGGCAATTGCAATTGTAAATATAGCCTTAACACTAGCACCGTTCTGGAAAGCACGTAAATAATAACGTGTTCCACTGGCTGCGCTGTAATCTGGGTGTGTTACGAAGTTTGGATTAGGAAATAAAGCTCCTATACCGCTAATATTACCATTTGTTGCTGCGGCGCCAAATGCCTTTGTTGGATATGTTAAACGACCTACTGGCGAACCTCCTGCTGCCAACCAAACTGCTAATTCATCTGTTTGATCACCGGCTACTAAACTTGATGCACTTGGATATGCATTTAGGTATGTAGTCACATTTCCTTGGTCATTATATGGGCTAATATCATATGCTAGTCGATAATTTTCTCCAGTAAATGTTTCTGATGTCGTAGTGTTTGCATTGGAATGTCTATTAACAATGACTTTTGGTGTCGTTACTGCAGATGAATTATTTGTTTTCCCATGTGCATTTGTAACGGTAAATCTTGATGATAAAGTGGAACCATTAATGGCTTGGCTACTATTAACACTATGTAAACTGGCAACTTGTAAACTACTAGATGGCGATGTCGGAGTAGTAATTGTAACTGCCATGGCTGTTAATATGGTGGTTGCTGCTCCACCTAATTGAAATGTATTAAATCCTTGAGTAGTACTATTTGCGCTTATTGCTGTAGTAGCAAAAGTATTACGATAGTAATTATCTATAGATGATGTAAATGTATAATCAAATTTACTGCAATATGGTATCCCAGATAGATACACTATACTACCAGTATCAATTGATGCCGATGTAGGTGTTGCTATTGTATACGGAAAAGTTGTATTACCTGATACTGCTATTGGATCATATACCCAATCTATATATGCAGACGATACCCCTAATGATGATGATACAACCGCATAATTAGAACCACTTCTCCACATGGATGTTGGTATTGATACTGTACCGGTCCTATGTTGCCATAATGTAAATTCTTGACCAGAACTAATAAATGAACCAGTTTGTGCTTTAGCAAGTGTTATAGTAGCAGGGCCAGCGCCTATTGTAGCAGTGGTTACAGCATTATTATCCGGTGGCGTATAACTATAGTTAACACCATTAACGTTTAATGTATATGTTTCACCAACACCAACACTATCAGTAACTCTAAATGCATTATTTGGATAATTAGTATATGTACCAGTATTACCGGCAACATCATTATTTAGCGTTATAATAACTGGATTAACACTTGATGCTATGACTCCTAAACGTCTAAGATTACTAACGTCGCCAGTGGTTTGTGTATAATCTGTTGTAAATGCAGTAATATCAGCAAACCCCGTAGTACTTCCAGACATTGGCGAATATGATGCTGTTGTGTTAGTAGCATCAAATGATAATCGTTGACTATTTGCCATAGTACTATTACTAGTAGCGTCTATATAATCTAATAAAGGAGCTTGTAACGGAGCTAGTCCTTTCAATACTTCATTGAATCTATCAACCGCGGTACCAACTGGTGTACTTGTTGTAAAGTCAGTGAACAATCCGTCGTTATACGTTCCATCTTCGGCCGCTCCGATATTAAAGTTACCAACAAAACTTCCAGAGAATGATCCTGATAGTACTGTAGTCGCGGCTAGATTAGTTACTTGTTGTAATGGTTGGCCTGGTGCTCTATATAATGATGCACTTAATTCTGCTACACTACCCGATACTATGACTTTTTTCCATGTTGCCATGTTATATCCTGTTTTATTTTTTATCTATCATAAATAAATATCATCACATACAATTAATCCAGTCCGACAAAGAAATTTGTTGATGTGAAATACATTCCACCATTAGGTGCTGTTGTAGTTAGTTCTGCACTTTGAGTAGCTATTATTGCATATCCACTTTGTGTTACCGAGAATATTGCGTTACCAGTGCTACCTTTTACAAGAAATAAATTTGCAGTATCACTTTGTATGCTCAATGAACTAGAAATTAAAATACTGCTTGTTGTAAACCAAGTATTATACTCATCTGTTTTTACAAAAAATGGCGGCCCTGATTGACCAGGTAGTCCAGGAATACCTTGTGGGCCTTGTGAAAATACCTGTATTACACGCATGTAGTTCTCTTATGCAATTCTTTATAATAAATATGTATTAACTATAGTACATGCCGTAAAAGAAAGTATGTATTTTCGTTCAACTATGGTATCATTACCGAACAAGTATATAGTTCTATAAGTCCTAGTTAATATCTAATTCATACACAATACACTTTGACTTTTAGTCCCGGTATTCTTCATATATTCTTAAGATAGGTTCTACAATTTCATGACGGTGATTTGTCTTAAGAACACAGATACGCACGCCTTTTACATTTTCTTCTAACCGTACAAAAAACCCAATACCTGAATCTTTTTTACTTTTTAAATCAGTTTGGCTCATATCACCACAAAATACCATTTTACCGCCCTTACCCAAACGACCAAGCATCATTTCTGTTTGACCATGAGTAATGTTTTGACATTCATCAACTATCACAAAACAATTTGGAAATGTACGTCCACGCATAAATGCAAATGGTACCACTTCAATCTCACCATTAATAAGCATTTTATCTACTTTCTCTTTGTCATATAACATATAAAGATTAGCATAGATAGGAGCTAACCACGGATCCATTTTTTCTTTAAGGTCACCTGGCAAGAATCCAATATCTTCCTTGGCAACGGTTGGCCTTGTGATTATAATTTTTTCAATCTCGCGTTTAAAAAACATATCTAACGCTGCTTGACAAGCAACTAAAGTTTTACCAGAACCAGCTTGTCCTTTAATTAATACAACTGGATTATCAAACATCAATGACTTGGCATTGCGTTGTTCTTCATTAAGTTCAATTTTAAACTTGATAGGGTTCTTTGGTTTTCTTTTATCGAAGTTAGATAACTTTGTAGCTTGTTCCATAACTATTACCTTTTGTATAAATATAAAGACATAAAAAAAGGGAAACCGAAGCTTCCCTTTTAATATACAATCTCAGTTAAAGATTATACACGATCTAAACCATGTACATATACTTTACCGTAGAACTCAGGACGTACCATTTTCTTGGCGTAACGAGTCATCACACCTTTTCTTGGAGTGAAGTTAGTTGGATCGTACACCAATGGAGTCATGATCAATGGAATATATGGAGCATATACAGCACCAGTTTCCAAGAATTGACTTCCACGATATCCCATTAAGATGGTGTTTTCAGTCATATATGGGTTCTTATAAACTTGGAATCTATTGTTAATAGCACCAACTTTCTGAACACCCATTGCAAACTGCATCTTATCTCCATCAGTATCAGCAGCATATCCTGGGATTGATTCCAAAATAGTTGCTACAGTTGGAGAACATACTAAGAAGTTTGCACCACCACGTAAAGTTAAACGGTGAATTTGATTAGATACTTTTTGTATCTTAGTACCTAAAGTTTGGAACCATGTTCCTTGGTTGTAAGCTTGACCAGCAGCTGCGGCATTTACAAATGTATTTGTTGATCCATCAAACTGATAACCGATAATTGCAGACCAACGCTCAGTTGTTTGAGCATTTTGAATTAACATGTCTAAGATTTCCAAATCAATCTCTTGAGAGATGTATTCAGACAACATGCTAGTCAATTCTGCTTCAGCATCAATTGAGTGGTAAGCATTTAAGTCTTGAGCAAATTCTGGAGACCAAATAGCTTTCAACTTACGAGTCTTGGCAACAATAGCCTCACTACGCATTTCCAAGTTGATTTCTGGGATGTCCAAAGTTGTACCAGCAGCTGGGTCTTCAAAATCACCACGACTGATGTTATCAGCTGGTCCTTTATGATAAGCAACTTCAACGCCGCCAGCAGTACATACTACAATTGGAGTAGCAGCTGTTTCAATTAAGAAATACACATATCCAGACTTAACTTCAGTAAACTCAGGATAAATAGTAGTAATACCAGAACCAGACACATTAAATGCACGTACACCGTTTTTATCATAGCCAGATAAAGAACTAGTTGAAACTTGCAATACTTGGAAATATTTAGGTGTTGATGCAGCTGATGCTGAGAACTCAGAGTTAAAATTAGTAAATAAGTCTAACTGTGCTCCCGTTAAAGCAGCTTTATTTGATGCAAAAGTGTTTGTAAATGGATTAAATGATCCAGTATTAACGGCTATGTTGGCAGCATTAACATCATTGATGGTATAACCAAAACGACCAGCGCCATACAGACCTTCGGTTCCAGCTGTACCAGAATTGATATCAGTTCCGCCGTCGCCAGCATCAGTAATACCAAATACAGAATCAGCTTGAGATTTGCGACCTTGAAGTGTCAAGAAGTCATTACCAGTTGATGTTCCAAATCCGTTTGTACCTTGACCTGTACCGTACTTGAAATCCAAGAAGAATACTAGACCAGATGGCAAGTTCATTGGTTGTACGCTAACGAAATCTTTTGCGGCAATTTCAGCAAAGATACGACGTACTAATGGAAGAGCTCCGCCATTCCATTCTTCAGAACCAGCAGTAGTACCAGTAGCATTAGCTTCAGTTACCAATTGCTTGGCTTGGTTTTCTAAAAGAACGGCCATGCCGCGTCTTTCTACTTCTCCATTCAAACCTTCCAACAAACCAGTCTTAGACCACTTCTTTTCCAAAGCGATACTAGCTGCGTTTTGAGTAGTATTTGAATTTTGAGGTAATAATGAGTTTAAATTCATTTTTTTCCTTTTGTTAATTTTTTACTTTAAGTTAGCCAATTTCTTCCAACGAGCTGCTAACTGGTTTCCTTCAGAAAGAATTTCTTTCTTTGGAGCAGTACTACGAGTTGGTTTAGAAGCATAGCTTTCTTTGATTTGTTTTTTTGCTTTTTTTGAAGTCAATGACTCACAAATAGTACTGTAAACTAATTTAACTTCACGCAAATTATTTGCACGGTCAAAGTTTTCAATTACTTTCATTTTTTGTGATTCATTTAATTCATAGTTTCTAAACAATTTGTTAGAAAATAATAATTTTGCATTTAAGAGATTTACTTCATTAAGCTTGGTTTGCATGAATTTGATAACACGGTAAGCTTCTTCTAAATCTTTAGATGGTTCTTCTTCCATGTCATCACCTTCAGTTACAGGCTCTTCTTCCATGTCCTTGTCGCCATCTTCTTCAGTTAAAGAACGGATGATTTCGTTGATGTCAATATCTTCATCCATTTCATCTTTTTCTTCAGCTTCTGTTTTCATAGGCTCTTCTTCCATGTCGTCGTCGCCTTCTGTTACAGGCTCTTCTTCCATGTCATCGCCACCTTCCAATTCACGGATAATAGCTTCTAGATCTAATTCCTCTTCGCCCATGTCATCACCTTCTGGTAAGTTATCAGCTGGAGTACCATCTTCGCCATCATTCATGTAATCTTCTTCGTACATACCATCCATGTCTTCTTCTTCGTCAACTGGTGCTGGAGCTTCTTCATCATCCATTCCCTCTTCTTCAGCTAAACGAGCAGATAACATGCTTTGAAGTCTTGGTGTAAATGCCTCTTCTAATGCAATTTTTGCATTTGCCATTGCAGTCTCACGAACAGCTTTAGCATCTGCGATTGCCTCTTTTAAGAGTTTGTTCATAATTGTTCCTCGTATTTAATTTGGAAATAAGACTATTCGCAGTCTTAATAATGTTTGTATAAAAATATTTGAGTGACCGTATAATAGACTGTTACGGTATCATTAACAATTATATATATAACGCAATGTAAAAAAGATGCCGTTTCTGACATCTTTTTATAAACTTTGATTTGTTAACCGTTTCTTTCTGATTCTCGTTGAGCTAAAAACCTAGCCCTCTCTCTGGCGATTCGTTTTGTAACTGATGGCGATACATACTCCTGCCTTTCTTTGAGAATTTCCAACTTACCAGAATCCTTAAGTGCTTTTTTCCATTTACGCATAGCAAATGAAATGTCCCCACGGTCTCCGACTTTAACAACCTTTACTCCTAGTTCACAACCAGGAATAATACTTTTGAAATGTTTCTGTTTTTTACTTATGTAATTCATATATAACTGTTTTGATAATTATAATAACTATTTTTTTATTTTACAAGAAAAATACTAGCAATTATTATGGCTTCTGCTATTGCTGCTATTCTCCAATTCTTTTTTCTAGTTGTCTGTGTATCTAATTTACCTTTGGTAACAGCATGTTCTGCTACTTCTGTTTGATACTTAGTACGTAAACTATCTGCTTCTGTTTCTAACGCTGTGTATAGTTTATTTAGATCCGTGTAATATTTACGTTCTATGATTAATTGCTTATTGCAATCTTCCCAAGCCGTACGAGTTTCTGTTAGTTCTACAGTTTGTCCTTCACAGAATTTAATTTTACGTAATAAATCTAATTCCTGCTTATATGTAAAGCAAACCAATGAATCGTTATTATAAATTATACGAGTAGGTTTAAAATGTTGTCCAGACACTGTCGCGGCCAGAAGTAGACAACTTGTCAAGGTCATTAATTTCTTGAGCATTTTGTTCTCTTATTTTTTTAATTTTTATAACTGTTTCGCCTTGTTTGTTATCATAAGCCGTTTGTAGATTTTTTAAATCTGCATTTAGTTTATTAACTTGTTCCCTAAGACGTTCTATTTGTTTGGTATCTTCTATAGTAACCGTTACTACCGGTTTATTATATATAGAAAAAAGAGCTATTGATAGTGATATAATTAGTACCGCTATCAATAACTCTTTCCAATAACTTATTACAAAATTCATTTTATCTTTCCAATGAGTTGTTTACTGTGTAATACTTATTTAATACAGTACCTATGTCTTCATAGGCAGCTTCTAAACGTTGTTGCATGCCAGACATTTCACCAGCAGTTTTTTCAAACGTTTTAAATGCCTCTTGTAGTTGTTTCATATGACGACTAACAGTAACATTATCAAACCAATGTTCAGACTCTTGAATAGTCAATCCTTCAGCCGTATTAACAATATTTCCTAATGTTTCAGAAAGTTCACGTAAATTACTTTCACGGTAAACCATTTCTCCTAACTTATGATATTGAGATACTGCTTCTAAAAATGCTTTCTTTTCATCTTTAGACATGGCTGGCTTTTCTTCTTCTCCTAAATATTTTTCATTTAGGATATGTTTTAATAATTGTGATTCGTATTTTTTCATTATAATCCTTGAAGTGTTTTTTCAATTCCTTGTAAATTTTTCATTACAGCTGATGCATATCTGTTAATAGTTACACGCGCTTGTTTTGCTTCATAACTCATAGCCATATCATCTTGAAGTTGATTGTCAATTTCTTGTAATACTTGTTCTAAATCCATCGCAGCTGTTTCTAGACTTTCAATAAAAGTAGTATAATCCATTCCACTTTCCATTGATTCATCTTCGTTAATCTTACGACCAGAATTTCCTATACCTAAAAATACACTACCTTCAGTAAGCATCTTATCATTTGACTTAGGCTTACCAGCAAATAGTTTGTTATATTTTTTCTTTAAGTTCATTTAGATCCTTATAGTTCAGGTGGTATATTTGCAAATGGATCTGGAATAAATCCTGCGCCTGGTTGTCCTGGTGTATTATATGGTCCATATATGCTATTATGAGAAGCTTGTTCTAAACTATTAAATACAACTGAACTGGCAATTGGATTACCTAGTTGCATGTTTACCAATGGCTCCGCATTTGGACCAGTGGTAAATCCTGTTCCTAATTGGCCAGGGTTATTCGGACCAAATTGTGATGTATGTGCTAATTCTAATAATGATGGCATATTAAAACTCCATTATGATGTCTTGTATAATACGACTAATATTATCGTATTTATTGTTTACCGTTCTATTAACGGACTCATTTACTGGTGATAGAAAAGCTCCATGCGTTGATGGATTACTAACAAAGTCAAATGCTATTAATTCAAAATCATCTTGTACTTCAAGTGCTGCATTTCCTTCGCGCATTACTTCTTTTACAGATCCCATACCACGAGATGATATACCTAAACGAATTCCAGATTGGAATAATGCTTTTAAAATATTACCAGATGGTGTCGGAAGTATTTCTACTTTACCAACCAAGTCATTACCTTGCCATCCCATTGATAATACATTATGAGATACATTGTTCAAATTGACAACAGATGAATCTGGGTGGTCTAATTCTCCTAACGCTCTACGCTCTGCAATAAATGTTTGACTATAATTTTTTGCTTCACGTTGTAATATAGGCATTGGATAAATACGTCCATTTTGATTCTTTGCACCAGCTCTTTGAAGAACACCATTAACAATTAAACGGCCGTTATTTTCGGCTAAGGATTCATTTATTTGTTGCGGTGATACTTCAAAAATAGTATAATCAACCAAAAGCTGTTTACTCATATTATCCTTTACGAGTTAATGTTGTATATGGATACGCAGCACCATCAAATTTAACAGCGCCGACATAATAATTAGTATCGTTATAATACTTATCCAATCCATTTGTCGTTACAGAAACAGATGCAGTTGCGGCAACAAAGTTTGTAGTGATATCAGGTACGCCACCTTCATTAATATGTGTTATTGTCAATGATCCAGAACCAGCTGCAATAGTTGGTGTAAACAATGTACTAGGAGCAATTGTATTAGTAAATCCAGCGACAACAGCTGTTGCAGACTGATTGGCAATTGCTTCTTTAAATCTACTTACTAAACTACCAGTAATATTTGCTGTTTCTGATCTCGTATATGATGCAGTTACTAATCCAGCTAATCCAGTAGTATTACTATAGGTATAGCCAATAGAACTAGATACAATTAGGAATCTAAATGTCTTTGTGCTATTTGCATGATTATATGAATAATCAACAGTGCCATTATATGCAGATACATCAAAATAATATTCATGTAATCCTGCTCCTGATCCAGTAATACCATTATCAATTGTAGTTACCCAGGCAAAACTCTGTGTCTCAGCAGTATCACCAATAATTTGCGGGTTGCTCCCTAAAGCCGCAGCATTATTATTAGATACAGATGTTCCGGGTGATTGATGATTTTCATTTATAATAAACGGATCATCCCATAATACTTTATTACTATCTTTAATAAATTGAACACGTGCTGCTTCAACGCCTTTTGATTCAATTAATTGTTTAATATGTGGCTGACGTGTATAGTCGCGCCAATCTAAAAAGTTACTCATTTTGATAATTCCTTTAATCTATTAGAAATACGTACCATACGTTCATTTATTTTGCTAAATCTAACTCCGGTACTTTTCCAGAATTGTCCTGAATTGACGCCAGATTCATTTTTTAATTTTAAATTATATGCAATAACACGTTCAATTTCAGCTAACATTTTATTAACTTCCATTATACTTTTGTTTACTTTTTGTGATGGGGTAGCAGTTTCATCTTTTTTATATTCACGATATGATACCGCTTCTTCGATACTATATCCAGACGGTGCTTTATAATCTACACTTGTATGAATATATCCCAAACGCTTTAAAGATTCAAACATGGCCATCGTTGCATCAGATGTACTGTATCCGTATTTAGTTGATAATCCTTTAACAAATCGATCAACCATTTTATCTAATGCAGGATTAGATGCTTCATTAATTGATTCAACGCCATACATTTCAGCCATCATTTTTTTATATGATGATTTACTTTCCATTGGCTTAAATATTTTATTAGTTTTTTTAACGCGCTTCATGCCCATTGCTTCGATAGTGTCATCATCTGCCTTACCAAATGCATATGGCGATTCAAACCCAGGAACACCAGCGGTAGTAGACATTTCATCTAATTCTTCCTCTTCGTCCATTTGTGCAACTTTACTTAAACGTTTTTTCAAATAACGATCTGATGAATCAGTATCGCCATCATTATCTAAATCTTTATCATCTAACTTATCAAAATCCATTTCAGCTTCTTTATCAGAAACACGATCTACACCTTCATTGAAATGACGAAATTTACGTTCTAAATCTTTAAGAAAACTCATATTAATGTCCTATTTGTTTTTTGAATACATATATAACACTATTAGTACCGCCTGATATTTTTGCTATTGATAAGTCAAGTATATCTTTATTACCATCAAGTAATCCTAATGGTAATATACCACCATTTGATAGGCTGGCAGTTGCTCCACCAGCGACTGATACCAATATAGCTCCATAGCCATAATTACTTCCAGTAAAGTTAACCTCGCCGCCAGTGTATGTATATGATGTCATATACTTACCAGGATGGCCTAATCTATCAAATTGATTTTGTTCAGTTGCTGTATATCCAGGATAAAAACTCATATTACTTTCCTTTTATTTTTTGCAATTCATCAACTAATTCATAATAACGAAGCATTGTTAAAATATCTTTATCTTCAATAACGTTACGACGACTCATTGTAGTTAATAAATTTGCAACTTCATTTAATTTAATACGTATTACTTTGCTAGGTACTGTAGTTTTAATCTTATTAAGATTTTGACATAGTATAGATGCTTCAGAAATAACAAATTGCTTCAATGTGGCAGAGTTTGTTACATTGTTAATATATTCACGAAGCAAACGTTTTTGTGATTCATTTAAAGTTGCATACTTTTCATTGAATTTATCAACAATAAGTTTTGATGCTAATATACGTATATCTTTGTTTTCAGTAGCTAGAGTTGGTGGCGCAGATACTGTTGTTGTTTTAGTACAAATATGTTCCATCATGGCAAAACGATTATTAACATATTCCTTAGGATCATCAGACTCTATAAATTCAAATAATTTATAAATAGAAGCATGTAATTTATAATTACTAACACGAGATGCGAAAAACTCATCAATGTTATAATGACTACGAATGTCTTTTATTAAATTGTATTTTTCACGCTTAATACCGGATTCATTTATTGCATGTTTAGTACGCAATACTGCTTCTAAAAACATTTCCGCTTTTTTTTGAGAGTCAAATTTTTCTTCGTGAAGTGATCTATATAATTTCAATTCTTTTGATAACTCTGAATTTTTTGAAAAATTTCGTTTTATAATACCGAGTGCTTTTGAATTGCGATTATTCATCGTGTCCGAAGCAACTTGGCGTACAAGTAACTCAAAAATTAAACCAGTATTTTTTACTTTTGCATGTTTAATCTTACTCATGTATATTCCTGTTTGTACGTACCTTTTTAATAAATATTCCGTATAATGAAAATGCCATATTATTCTATATCCAATAAATTATTTTCATCTAACATTGTGCCAGTGTCTGATGATGTTTCTTCGGTAATTAATGATTGCTTGATTACTGATTTTGTTTTCATCTTGCTAGCCATGGTTTGTATCAATAACTTATTGTTAACACTTTCCATGCTTAATGGCGAGCCACCTTTGTAATTATGCTGTAATGGCGACTTATCAGTACTTAATGCATTTCCTAGATCTTTTATTGCCAATGGATCACGCCCAAATGGACTACTATGTTTACCCCATGTGCCAGTTTCTTTTGGACGACCAGGTCCTGCTACATGTTCTTGTTCCATACCGGGTAACAATCCACCTTTATTGGCAACATGCATACTTGCTATGTCATGAGGTGTACCAAAACTCATATTTGTTTTCTTTGGATCATTACCTTCTGACTTAATTTGTTCTCTACGGAAAGATTCTTTTAAATCTTCAATAACAAGATCACGTTCATTTAACCATTCCTCATGACTTAATCCAAATACATTTTCATAGATATATTTTTCTGAAAACATGTTTAACTCTTTCATGTTGCCAGCCAATCCAACTTTTGCATCATATGATTCAATTTTTTGCTTTTCATAAATCAATGATGGATTTGTTAATGATAACTGGAAATTAACTAGTTCATCATCACGGAAGCCTTGCGAATATAAATGTACTATGGCAATCTTTGTTAACTCAGAAATAAAAATTCTTTGTATACGTTCAATTGTTCTAGCAAAACGCACATCTTCGGCTGCTAATGTTGCTTTACCTTCTACACCTTCATCATATCCTAAAAATGCTTTTGGTATTTTAAGAGCAGCATGCATTTTATTACGTAGATACTCGATATCTTCAATTTGACCGTCACTCGATAAACCAGGAAGTGGATCAATTGATGTACCAGATTCTCCTCCACGTACTGGAAGATAAAAATCTTCCATCATGTTTTGAATATTAAACTTTAAGTTGTATTGACCAGTAGCCTCGTCCATATATGGAGTCTTTTTCATCTTATTGATGATTTGTTGCATGTACCCGTCGACTTCTTGTGGTGGTAAATTACCAACATCAATTTTAAAGATGCGGCGTTCCGGAGCTCTCATTATACGATGAATTAACATGGCATCTTCCATCAATGTTAATTGCTTGAATATTTTACGTGCCGGCTCAATCATTGACTTACCATATGGTAAGAAATTTGTATCTGATAATAAACGAAAATGTGCAATTTGATAATTTTCAAATTGATTTCTAGGATTACCAAAACTTCCGCCAAAATGACTAGTGGTGGTATGTGATCCTTGCACAACAAAACGATATGCATATGGATTTTCAGGATCGTATCCTTCTTCACGAACCATTTCATATGTTGACATGGGAACTACATTGATAACTCCTAACTCATCTTCAATATCCAAATACAAATAGAAATCACCATATTTACAGGCATTACGAATCCATGGCCATAAATTATAATCTATGTTAAGTATGTCATAAAATAAATTATGTAATACTTTACGTACTTCGTCATTAGGCGCTGAGATTGTTAATGTGTCGCCTTCTGCATCTTTAACTGTGCTTTCGTCTGCATAAATATCTAATGCCGATGCGATAATTGGATCCAAATCCATTGCTTCGTAATCAGAAAACAATTCAGTTTTTGATTGATGAAAGTTATAAGTTTGATTTGCAATATGTCCGGATTGACCTCTATGTAGGCCAGCAAAACGATCAATGTAGTTATTACTAGAAAGTGCACCATTTGATAATAAATGGTTTGTATCTATAACTTTTAATCTATTTTTTGCTACACGACGAACAATAACATTTGTCGAAAAAAGCCGTTTTAATCTAGCTTGTAGTGAAGTATCTGCCATAAGTTCTATTTATTAATAAATATTAGATTAACCAGGTAAGGCTCTCGTTTTGTCCGTTAACGCCCCATTGCCAGGAGCCATTATCCACATTACCTGTACTGTATACACCTGGACTACTCTTTCCAAAGTGTCCTAAGGTCTTACGAGACAAATCCATACCTTGTTGTTGTAAACGAAGTGCAGTATCACGTATCCATAAAGCTGTACCAAATGACATTACCAAGGCATCATTATAACCACGTTGTGCTTCTGCTCTTTGGCCAGTCCATATGAATACTAATAACTCATCTATTAATCGTTTACTACGTACCACCGGAGTCTTTTCACGGAAGTATGTTTCTAATTTAGATATTACCAAAGGACGTGTTTTGGAATTCATTGAGAACCCAGGAACTTTATCTGATTTACCTTTAAGGTCATATCCCTTTGCTAAATGTACATTTTCATCTACATATGCATCTGAACGATATGAATAATATAAGTTGTCATATCCTCTATCTATTGCAACTTGTAGTACTGCCCATCCTATATTAGCATTTTCAAGTACTAGTAAAGCATTATTATATTCGGTGGCAACAGATACAAGCATGTTGCCGTAATCAGTAGTTCCTATTTTACCTTTGTATTCCGCAACTTGTGTCATGCTATTAATTTCCATGACATGAAATGCGGAGTAGTCAGCTCCATCGCCTCGAGCAACGTCAGCTATAACCGCATAACTTTTATTAGTTCCATACTCAGGATATTCCCATATCCAATAATTGCCATCGAAGCCTCGGCGTTCCATTGGCTCTTTAACATATGTTTGTTCATACCATTGCAATATAGGACCGTCAATGACAGTATGGCCAGATGATATAAAGTCACAGTCACATTCTTGGGCTGCTTGTTTTTCTCCTAACAGTTCTGTTTGTTGTACACGCCATTTATCATTACGATCAGGATGAACTGTCCAGTGTAGTTTCATCGGATGAAATTGACCACCCGCTTCCGCATCTGACCAAACTTTATGAAACCAATTACCAGTACCATTAGGAGTAGATAAAGCAATACATCCACCACCTGTAGCAAGTGTTTGCTGAGCTGACGTCCATATTTCATCAATGTTTCTAATAAATGCTGCTTCATCTATGACCAATAATGATAATGCTTCTGAACGACCGGCAGTTCCTGTACTTGATACAGCTTTTACCTGAGAGCCATTCTTGAAGCGAAGTGAAAGTTTATTATCTTCTATACTAGTTCCTTTTAACCAACTAGGAAGATTTTCGTGCATTACACGTATTTTTGTTACCAAGTTTTTTGCAACGTCTTGTGTTGTTGCAATAACTAGTACGTTATAATCTGATTTAAACAACATGGCCCATAACACATAACCAGCTGTTACTGTTGATATACCCAACTGACGTGATTTTAATATAACACTATATCGATTATGTTGTAAAGAAGTTAAAACCTCTTCCTGAAATGGATAGAGGTTAAAATACATTTTTCCTTTGGTAGGATGTTGTATAATACAATACTTGCGCATGAAATGTATTGGATCCATGGCGCATCGTTTATACTCTTCAGCAATTATTTCACGTAAACTTTTTTGAGCCATGTAACTTTTATTTTTTATACTTGAGTACCTAATATTTTAGCGATATGAGCTTTTAAGTATTCTTTAACCTCACCTTGTTTTATGGCAGTCAATGCACCCTCAATTGATGCAGCATCAAATGCTCCATGCAATGCTTCAAATGCAGCATCGGTACCAGCTTTAACCATTAATACACATACAATAACTAACCATATGTTTTCTGCTACTTTTTTTCTATCCGCTTCTGGCGCATTTCTAAAAACAGGATCAGCTTTTAATAATGTTGCAATAAATGCAATATATTTATGGTGCAGGCTTTTTCCGCCCTCTTTCACCAACTGCCCTATTTTTATAGCAATTAATTCTGCATCTGCCATGGCTCCATACATTTCACCGTTAGCAGTTAATATACTAAGAATTCTAGGAAGTCCCATGATTAGTTTTCCAATCATTTCTATTATTTTAGGAAGCGCTGCTATAATACCAGCAATTGTCCATCCACCTATTTCATTAATAGATTCAGATTGCTGTTTAACTATTTTTTCAGTACCTTTTAATGCCTTATCTAATAAATCTTCAATAGCATTTTCATCATCAGATGTTAGTTCAGGTAATTCATCAAAATCAACATTATCTAAATTACTTTTACTAGTACTGTCGTTTTTAGCTGAATCTGTTTCAAATTCAATTTCGTTTAATGATTTTTTTTTAATCTCTTCAATAATAATAGCACGTATCAATTTACGCATTTCATCTATTTGCAATTGAGCATCTTTATCTAATTCATTAACAGACGACTCCAATTCTTTTTCCAAACGTTTTTTATCTTTGGTCAAGTCTTTAAGAGATGCCATAAGCTTTTGCTTTTTAACGCCATCTGCTTCAGCATATTCCTTAGCCATCTTTTTCATTTTCTCAACAAGAGTTTCAAGTTCTTTAGATATCTTGCTAATAGATCTTCCTTTTGCCATCTTATCCTTTAAGACTATTGTATATTTTTTCTTTTAGTTGTTTGTAATCAGTATCAAATTTTTCTAGAAAAGCTGTTTGATTCCAATCCTCTAAGCGTCCATCTGCGTTTTGTATGAATTGTAAATGTACTGCTTCGCGTAATAAGGCAACATCTCTGTCTGCATCTTTAAACCAAGCTTCGGCATTTTGCAACATGCGTTCTTTATTATACGCATCCCAAGCTTCTTTACCTTGATTACGTATTTTAGACTCTTCTTTAATAACACATTCAAAACATTTTTTATGAATGAAATACATTTTAAAGTTTAAATGTTGTTCTGTGTCACGCATTGTTTTATCACAACATGGACATGCGTCTGGTACCGTTAATGCTTTACGTACTTGATCAAGTATACTATTTTCTACTTGTCGTGTACGATAACCATCGTGTTGCGTTATGCTCCAGGTTGTACCTTTGTTATCTGTTTCTGTCCAGGTATCACCTACAGCATGCTTTTCTGTAACTGTTTTATTAAAGCCATACGATTTTCTTGTCTGTGATTTATGAGTTCCAGACATCATTTCTTGTATGGCTTTGGTATTTTGTAACTTGTTTGACATATTATTGTAACGCTGTTTTAATTTTTGTACGTATCATACGCTTGGCAGCGTCATCTAATGGCAATGATTTAAGCATATCAAAAACAAAATTAACTTGTTCTATGGCTGGTTTGTTTTCCAACATTTTTACCATTTGCTTGAATGCCACCGTATCAGTTAATCTTTCCTGGCGTTGTTGAAGACCGGCAGATACTTTTGAATCAGGAGCGGTATCCATTTCCAATTCATTTATTGTGTTCTCAGTTGTACTAGCTTTTTCAGCTGCGCCTAACTTACGAGCTATGCGTTGCTTGATAGTATTAAAATCTTTCGAAGTTAATCCTAATTGCTGAGCTAATTGTGCTGTTAATTCTGCTTTTTGTTCTGGTGTCATACGAGCAATACGGTCTTGGTCTATTTTACCTAAACCAACATTTAACTGCGTACGAGCTGATCCTAATTTTGATCTTAAATTGCTTCCAATTTTATGTAAAAAATCAGCTTCCCCTTCATTGAGAATAGCTTGAATTTCTTTGCGAAGCATTTCACGTAATTGTTTTTCTTTCATGAATATCCTTGTTTTCTATAAATATCAACGGAATGATGATTCCAATCCTTTAACAATAAATCTACCAGTAATCTTAAATGGTTTACTATATATCTTTGGATCACGTATCACAATACCTTCATGTTCACGTACTGGACCTAATGGTGAACTCAATGCTTCGAGAACAGCATTACCTAGTTCCATTGTTGCTAAATACATCACAAATCCGTTAATAGCTTTTTCTACATCTGCAGGATCTGCTACTAATTCAGCCACATCCTTTTTATCAGCAATTGCCATTAATATTTGTTTGCTTTGAGCACCTACTTGTTTACCATCTGCTAACTTAATAAATGTTTCTTTTTCATTTTTAGCATTTACCAACCATTGACTCAATGTTTTAGTTTGCTTAGCTCCATTAACAATAACAGTGTAACGTTTATTTAACTCACCTTGGAAGTCTGGATCCGAATCCAATGTGGTAGGAACTGAACCTAATACTTCATAACCATTTTCATTTGCAGTTGGCGCCAAAGCATTTAATAAATCTTGCAATGCTTTCTTATTATATGAAATTTCTTTGGTGGCACGACGCTTTGGAGTTACTTGTTCAATTTCCAACAATCCATGTATAGCTAAGAAGTTCTTGTTATATGATAGTACATTGGTACTACCTGCAACATATTCAATATTAAACATGACGTTTGGATTGTCCCACATTCCTAACTTCTTAAGGAATGGAGTAATATCAGGTAATGCATCATTAAATATATCTAATACCTTACCGCCAATTATGATCATGCCATGGCCAGCGCCAAAACGATCTTCAAGGTCTGCTTTGGTGATACCTTTAACATCTAAAGGCTTATTTGAACCACGGTCCATCACAAACATTTTTTTACCGGCAACGTCTACTAAACGTATACTAGCATTTACTCCATCAATTTTAACAGAGGCCGGGCCTTTCTTTAGATATTCAGCTGATTGTGCAAATACTTTAACTAGGTCTTTTCCGGTCTTTACCCAATCAATATCAAATGGATGTGCCATATGGCCGCCAGCTCCACCTTCATTTATCAATGATTTCAATTTCATCATGTTCTCACTTAAGTTTTTTTTAACGATATCATATATTTTAGGATTATACCATCCCATTATTTTTTCAAAGCTTTCGGGTGTACTATTTTTAAGAGCTTGTCGTATTGCTGTTCCAGACATTTCACCAAATCCAGGCACATCCAATGATACATGAGGTGCTACAATTAAATAGCCATGTTGGTCATATCCCATCATGTTATCTTTATTTGACTTGTAATCTTGGAAATAAGAATCTTTACCTGATTTCAATTTACCAATACGGAATCTAGGATCTTCTCGCATATCTTTATCGCCGACCATAAATACCACTGCAGTTGTTGCCGGGTCAAACTTAGAGAGTAACTCCTCAGCCTTATAAGGATTCTTAACTTGTACTACATTGATAATACCGTACTGATTGATAATTGCTTTTTTCTCCTTAAATGAAAATGGAGATTTAGGCAGATCTATTTTATCACTAGTGGCAACGTATGCATTTTGTTTACCAAATTGACTTTGTAACCAAGCAAAAGCTTTGGCATGGTGTTGACCAAATGGTTGAAATCGGCCTGGATATATAGCTACAATGCGTTTGATATTAGTATCTTCTGTAATAATTTGTTCTACTAGCCAATTACCTAAATTCATATTATACTTTCTTTTGTAATAAATATTATGCTACTTGAGTTACTGTTACTATTATACTTGGAATAGCAGGTATGTTCCCCGAGGCGGGGAATGCATCAATTTCAGCATTTCCTGCGCTAGTTTGCCATGCAATTTCCGCATAATCAGCATTTACAAACGCATATACCCAATTCCATGCCGCAACAGTTGTTATATTATTTGCTGCAGTTATTTGTGTTGCGGTATTTGCAATATTCTGACCGTTTTTCTTTAACCATATATACACATCATCTGCTCCGCTGATGTTATCTATTTGAGCTGAAAATTGTATATTGTATACTCCATCATTTGGAAATTGTATACGAGAGTTGTTTGTATACGTTATACCGTCAGCAACATCTACCGTAGTATATGTAAATGAAGCTGATACATTAACCCCTGGATTTGCTATGCTAGATGTATTACTAAAAGCTCCATGATTAAACTGCTTATTGTTGTTCATTATTAATGAACCCGTAACTTCTAACGAACCTGTTACAATTACACCGCGTTTATATGTATATCCAGAGAATGGCTGTATACTACC